TTGGTAAACGGCTCGCTCTCTATTTCGATGTTGTCCGTGTTGGTGAACATGGCCTTCATGGAGATGGAGGTGGTGCCGAATTCAATGGTCTTGCCGCGGGTGTTGTAGGTCTTAGCGCCTCGGGCCGCGCGCACTTTGGGGAAAAAGTGGCCGATATGCACCTGCTGACCGCCACGCATGGCGGTATGGTAGAAAGCATAGCCGCCATAGGGAGCTACATCGCCGCGCTTAAATACGATGTCGTTGCCACGCATGTGAGCGCCGTAGAGGATCAGCGAGTTTTGGAGTATCAGGTCATCGGTCTCGAGGGCGATATCCTCATCTGTTATTTCGGACAGATATTCCGCCGTGGAGTTGTCGGCGGGCAGGTCGCCCTCAGCGTTATTAGGGGTCACTACGCAGCTTACCAGTTTGCCGATAATTATACCGGCACCGTAGGTAGGATCTGCCGCAGCGGGTTCAACGCCCTGAAAAGGGGCGAATATGGGGCTTTTTGCGCCGTAGTTTGCCATTTTTCAAAAAATCCTTTCTCAAAAATTAGAGCCCGCGCGATGCGAGCCAGTCGAAAAACTCTTTCTCTCCGGCAGCGGTGGTTGCAGCTTCGCAATTGTTGTTGGCTCTGAGCATCCACTGCTGGCCGGGGATATTGCGGCCGGGTGCGCCGTACTCGTGGATGAAGGCGACCTCTGCATTCCGGGTTTCACCCCTGCTCCTGCCGCCACGATTGCGGTACCGGCTTCGACCGCTCTTGTTGCTGTGGTGTATGCCTTCGGGGGCTACCATGATATAGCCCCCGTCGTAAGTTATTCGTGGTGATTTTTTCTTGATGCTTGCGGACAGCGTGCCCATATTACGAGGAGCAGCGCGCTGTTGGGCCGCAGTTACCACGTCCGCCTGAGCATTCAGTATTTCTTTCATTACGCTTGACGGGATGCTTGCTATGGACTCGAATGCCGAAATGACATCGCCAATGCCACGCACCTCAAACTTAGCCATCTTTTATCACCCCCTGTGCCATCTGGCATTCGAATACTATGTCCTGAGCGTCGTTATCCGACAGATCTGTTACCTCGGGCCATGTTGCGCCGGCAGTAAAAAGCACCTGTTTGGTAGCCAAAATGCGGCTCGTGCTGTCCCAATTAAGAGGGCAGACAAGATGAACGAGTATATAACACAGTTCATGCTGGGGGCCATTATCGGCTAAATCCGTGGGCGATGTGTTTATCTGGAAGGTATAATACCGCTCCGGCTTACGGACGGTATCATCGGGCGCAAAGGGCTGAAGCTGTACCGGGTCACCAAATGGAAGCAGGGCGTTGCGAATACGCTTTTCAACGGTAGCCATGACCGCCTCCTATCTTGCAGGCATCTTGCGCTGCACTTTGATTTCCAGCCATCTGTTTCGCTGCTCGACATTATCAACGTCCACAATCTCGTAGGGCACGTCGTCGCCGGTGAGGAAGACGGTGAGAGTGCGGTCTATGAGAGGCGAATACCGGGCGGTTATGGTTGCCAACTCACGTATGCCGAGTTGCATTGCCGTTACAGCCTCATATCCGTGAGCATTGACCCATTTTACATTTACGATAACGCCATCGCCAAAGACGTTCTCATACTCCTCAATACGCCGACCATTCTCGTTGGTAGACCGCTTTACCCGTTTGAACTCAACGGGGGTGCGGAGCTCCCCGGGATTCGCACTTTTTCTCATTTTCGATCACCGCCTTACTCGCCGTCTTCTTCCGCGTGCCGCAGAGAAAGCACGAATGAATTTATCATTTTCTGTGCGGTTTCCTCTGCGGTAGCCTGATATGACCCGGAAAAAGCCATGCCGCGATTGTCGTAATACATCGCGCCAAGGTTGAGCAGAAACATATCGTAATGGGCATTGTTGCTAAAATCCCGGATACCCGCGCCCCGCGCCTTGGATCTTGCGGCGTCAAGATATCGTTGAACGTTTTCGGCATTATCAGGCGGCAGTCCTATGAACAGTGCGAGGTCTTCTGCTGTTACCGCCATGCTGTTCACCGCCTTACGCCATCTTTATGGCATTAGTGAAAGCGGAGACGCTGTTGTAAGTGATCTTGCAGCGGAAGGTAACACCCTCATCCTGATTGTCGGTGGTGGTCAGCTCGTCGGTGTTGTAGCCGGTATAGCTGTTAGTACAATCAGTCCACACGTTGTTGCTAAGGTGCTGCCAGAGGTAGGTCACGCCAGATGTGGGCTTGCTGCCATCATCGGTGTTGAAGACAGGGGAGGCCTTGAGCTTTTCGCCAGCCAAGTGCTTATCAGACTCAGACTTTGCTACGCCGCCGATAAGGGCAACGCTGGTGGTAGCGAGGCGGAACGCGCTCTTGAGCTTAATCCGGTGGTCGCCCCAAGCGGTGAGCACGAACTTGAACATACCGGTATCAATGTCCTTGTCTGAGTCGAGTATGGCGCCGGGGTCGTAGTTCTGCTTGGCGTATTTAAAGTCGCCGACAATGGGGATAACGGCGCGGTCATTAAAGATGACGGGTACGCCGATCACATCCTCGGGCTTTTTGCCGTACAGGGTATCAGCACCGTTTGCCATAGTCTGCACATAGCTGAACCAATCCACGGCGCGCATGACCACCTTTGCGTTGGCGCGGAATATGTCGGGAAGGTCGCCTATGGCCGCTATGATAGCAGATACGATGTTGGCCCCGGTTATGCCCTTGATGCCAACCATGTAGAAACTCATGTGCTTATGATCATCGTCTGCGGAACGAGCGAATGCCCTGAGTTTCTCCTTGCGGGCCATAGCGGAGCGCAATGCGTTTTCAACCTCATCTACTATGTTGGTATCGCTGCCGTATACCACGGTGTCGGCGATTTTGATACGCAGTTTGGTCTTGTACCTGCCGTAGGTCACTACATCGCTGGATACCTCGATTTCCTTGGCGGTTTCAGCATCTATGACGTCCTCGAGGAGTTCATCCTCACCGATTTCAAACTCTACGCGGGGCTCTTCAAGGCCGGCAACCATGGAGGTCTGCTCCACGCCGCGCAGGGAGTTTTCATCATAGGGCTCGGTGATGATCTCACGGCTGAGGTTGGTGGGCAGCAGGTGAGAGCCGCTGCCAAGGGCAGCGGAATTGGCAGGGATGGCGCCGAGGCCGGCATACCCCTTTTCGGTGCCGTTGCTAAGGCTGTCAAAGGCCTTTTCTATGCGGGACTTATCGCCCGATGCTACGGCACGATAGAAAGCGGCTTTGTTCTTGAGCAGCACATCCTTCTCGGTCATGCCGTTGCCAGAACCCTTTTGCAGCGCCACCGCATTGCGCTGCTGTTCCTCCAGATTATCGTGCTGCTTCTGGAGTATGCTGCGCCTTTCGGTGAGGTCGGCAAGGGAATCCTGCTTGGCCTTTATGTCACTCATAGGAACGGTGGGGTCTGCTGCCTTTTCGGCAAGCCATTCGTTGATGGTCTTTATCTCCGTGTCAAGGGAGAACAGCTTTTCTTTGAGATCAAAGAGGGATACGTTTGCCATGTTTTGGCTCCTTTCTTAGTTGTCGATTTTGAGCCGTTCTCGGGCGGCGGCTGCAATTTTTGCGCGCTCCTCCCGCTCGGCTGCATTATTCATCGCCATTTGTGCGGCGTGCATCAGAGCTTTAAGCTCGTTTGGATATGAGGGCAAATCTTTCGCCTGCGTAAGCTGTTTAATCAGCTCACAGGTGTTTTCTATGCCCTTGATAACCCCGGCAGCGTGCTGCGCGGGGACGGCAACAAAGGAAAACTCGAAAGCATCCTGTGGCTTTTCAAGTTCACCAATACATTTTTTACCATCGTAGGACTGCCCTTTGATGTGGCCAGTCTCACATTGATACGTCCACGTGGTCCAATGAAATTTAAGCGGTTTTTTGCATATAGAGCAGTTACATTCCTTCACCCTACACGAAACGGATACCTCCTTGAGGATACCGCCCTCTATGGCGTCTATAATGGGCTTTGTATCATCTGTTCGCAGCATATAGGCATCGGCCCGCAATGTGGAGAGCGGTTCCCCGAGGGAATTCATTTCACCGGCCTTCTCCACGCTGGTGCGGTAAATGCGAGAATGCTGCTTTTCGGCAGACCGCCAATGATCAAAAATTCCCGTTTTGCCCAGGAACATAGGCGCAAGGGCGTCAAGGGTCTTGTTTGTGAAGCGTTCGCCATCGCGGTCTTCGTCATTGTCGCAGAGTATGAGGGAGTAGGCGTATACCTCATCGGGAGCCAGCTCCTTCTTGCTGTACTGGTTTATTAAACCAATATCGGCAGTAGCGTCAGCGGTGGATCTGCTCAATGCTTTAAGTTTGTTGATTACATCCATTAAATCACCTCGCTCATGATATCAAGGGGTGGCGGCACAAACGCATGGCTTATTCCTCCTTTTCGTTCTGTGCGGACTTGCCGCCTTTCCTGCCATCGGCCCGTTTCTCCTTAGGCGCGGATTCCTTTCGGGGCTCAGCAGCGCCGGGCTCGGGGACGTTGGCTGTGGGCTGCAATGGCTTTACAGCCTCCGCGTAGGCTTCGGGGGATAAATACGGCAATCGCCCAACGATGCCCTTGTCGGGATTCGTCTCGCGCAGCCACGCGACAAAATCGCACCAGTTTTTAAACGATGTGGTGCCGTCAGCCGCGTGTCGCTCGAACATAGTGAAGAGTGAAAGGTCTTGATGTTCCATTATTCGATGTTCCTCCTGTTGATTTATTAGAAAACAGCGCCATTGCCGGCGCCGTTATCTGGATTGGTAACGATATAGTCGAGGGTGGTCAGGTCACGAGCCACAAGCAGGTGATTTCCGTTGGGATCGGGCGGCCTTCCGTCATCCGCCCGCGCTTCGTTTGGCGTTATCCAGCCTCCGCGTATGCCTTTTTGATGCACGTCTGCCATTGTAGTGGCGTCGGCGCGCAGTATGTTTTTCACATCCATACGCATCCTATGCCCTCGCATACGGTCTGCGCGGGTTATGAGTTTTCGGGTAAATTCCTGTTCGTATGCTGTGACGATAGGCAGCATGGTCATCGATAAAAATTCAAGGGTCTGCTGCTCCTGTGATTTGAACGAGGTGTTGGAGAAATCGCCCAGCATGTGCGGGGGAATATTGTAGACATTGGCAACTCTGGAACGTGAAATGCGCTCCACCTCAAATATCTTGGAATCTATGGGGGAGAGGTTAATGCCCTTTGCCGTTACCCCGGACTCGAGAAGCAGTATATTGCCGCCGGTTTCCTTGTAGGTGTTGAGAAAATCCTCCACCGTCTTTTCGCGCTGTTTGGGTGATAAGGATGACGGCGCTTCGAGAACGACTTGGGCATTTACTCCTTTTTTGAGCTGCCTAAAACTGAATTCCTCTATGTTTTTCTGGTAATCTATCGTCTGATTCAGCACCGAAATAGGGCTTATACCCTCATATCCGTTATCTGAGATAAACGGTATGTGTATCATGTAGTAATTGTGTACATAGTACGGCGCGCTTTCGGGAGGGGTGATTTTATACCACAATTCCCTGCTTTGCTTTTCTACTATGGGCCTTACGCGCATGGGATCAAGAGGGTATAGGTCAGGTTGTATTTGCGTAGGCTTAAACACCTTCAATGCATACGCATTACCATAGGTATCCCTGCATGCTTCCAGTGTGTTGAAGAAACGAAAGGCCGTCATATTGGGGTTAGGTTCAAAACTCACCAGATCGGTAAGATCGCTCTTTATGATCTCTGACCCCGCATATTCCCGCATCGGCATGGCCGCAAGCGCGTTGGAAAGGCGGGAAGCAGCGGAGAAAATCAGTTCGCAGTTTGCCAGCGTGTAGTCGCCGTTTACCCAATGGTTGAAGCCCATCAGTCGCATGGCGCGCTTCAGCTTGCCGGAAGCGTTGCTCCTTTTCTCCTTGGTTATATCGTATGTTTCATCGTTTGCGGCGTTGGTATTCTCGACCGTATCGGCCTGCATAAGGTTTTTGCGTATATTTGCCAGTAGTCCCAATAATTACACCTCCTATCCGACCCTTATCACGGTCGATATTGGGTTGTCGTCAGGTATTCGGGTCGCCAGATGACGGAGATTCTCGGTGTGCGAACATAAAATACAGGAAAAGCCGTCGATTTTCCGATTTTTGTTTCGCTTGGTGGGCAGGTATGTGCCGTTAGCCGATCTTTTGTTGAGTTTCACATTCCCTAAATACCAATTAAGCATTCTGTCATTGTTGTGTACCACGTTGCCGTCAAGAAACCGCTCCTTCAGGTCATCCATGGGCGCGGTGAGCGTAAGCTCGCCCTGTCGCACAGCGTTCATAACAAAGCCGTTGTTTTGCATTTCAAGCACCAGTTTGAACGCTTTTGCTGGATCGTAGCCGATGGAGTGAAGGTTGTATATTCGCCGCACGGCCTCAAACCATTCATATACCATCTCGTATTGCACGTATTCGCCGGGCACGATGGTAAGTCTGTTTTCCCGTTCAAGTTCATACCATGCCAGTTTTTCACGGTCGATCTTTACTTTTCTTTCAGGTACCCATGAGTGCTCCAGAATAAACAGCAGCTTATCATCAATGGGAAATTCGATGCAGGCGCTCGTGAAGTCCTCCGTAGAGGAAAGGTCGAACCCGCCATAGCACAAATGCCCCTTGAGTGATTCTATGGGTATTATTTTGTTATTTTTGAGAATAGTGGGCGCATCAAGGAACGACAATTCTCCAATATCCGTGAAAACATTAAGCTGCTTATTTATAAAATTGCTCCGCTCCTGCGGTATGGTCTTTACCCGCTCCCATTCGTCTTTTAGATCCTCAATATCAAGCAGCGCGCCGAGGGAGGGATTGGCCTTACACCAACATGATGGGTCGGCTGGATCATCGGCCTCATCTATCTCATCGATATAAACAAATATGCGGTCGGCAGCTCGCTGGGCTATCACACCTATGTTATCGAGGATGTTGCCGCCCAGCACATAATAATCCATAAGGGGGCCGTCAATAACCGTCCCGAGCGTGGTAATATAGATAATCAGGGGTTGTTTGCGTTTTTTTGTTTTGCCTTTTATGACGTTTATCAGTTTATAGTCCTTATATTCGTGGATTTCATCAAAAACGCCCATGTGTACGTTGCGGCCGTCCAGATTGGTACTATCTGCAGCAAGAGGTTGGAATTTGCTGTTGGTCTTATCATAGTACATTCCTGATTTTGTAATGCGAATATGCTTTGATAGCATCGGGCTGCCCTTGACCTGAGCACAGCATTCGCCGTAGATAATCTTAGCCTGCTCCTTGGAATTGGCGAGACAATAAACCTCCGCGCCTCGCTCACCGTCCTTGGTCAAACCATACGCCGCATTACCTGCGATGAGTGTTGATTTGCCGTTTCCCTGTCCGACAATAATGATGCCCTCGCGGAAGCGTCGATACCCTGTTTCGCGGGATACCCAACCGTAAAGATTCTGCTCGATGAAGTGCTGCCATGGCAACAGCTCCATGCGGTGGTATACTCCCTTGGTAGGCACCAAAAACCGTTCAATGAAATCTATGGGCCGGAGCGCTCGTTGCATATCAAACTCCCACGGATAATCCGGGTCGGTCAATGATGCCGAGAGTTCATCTAAAAACCGCTTGCAGGATTGAATCCGACGTTTTCCCGAGCATATTTTTCCGTCTACAACGTCTTTCGCAAATTGATACGCCCCGGATTTCCGTATATCATCGGGAATACGAAACTTAGAAGATGTCAAATTCGTCCCCGCTCTCGCCGCCGCCAGAGAGAGGTTGTACTATGTATTTTAAGAGCAACTGCGCCGTGGTATCGGCTGCTCTGGCAGTTTGATTATAAGCGGCTACCGCAGGGTTGACATATAGATTTTTGCGACCTTTGACATACTCCTTTTCGACCATCATGGTGTTTGCTCTTATGGCTGCTTCCAACTCTTTCAGATGGTTTATGTGCTCCTGATAACGAGCAAAAGTGGTGATGAACATATAGGAGTGTTCAACGCCTCTCGCTTTTGCTTTTTCAAGTATTTGCGCCGCCTGCTCGTTTAGATTGACTTTTATAGTTGTCGCTTTTGCCACCTTAATTCCTCCTTTCTCCGGCTTTTTACTCTCGGCTTGTTGAATCCAAAAATGTCATGCGCCCGCGGTCGGTGCAAAGGAATGAGGGGCCGCGGTTACAGCGAGGGCGCCCAAAACTTTTTGGGGTAGGGGGGGTGTGCCGCGGCTGCCGCCCACCGCGGGAGCGGCGGGCAACAACGGTTTTTTATTTTGTGAGCCACGGCTTAATTATAGAATGCGAATTACCCTTACTCCTTCGGGTGGCTGCGGCGAGTTGCCCTTAACGTGGGTCTTGGTCTGCTCGTGGCAGTTGAAGCAGCAGCTTGTGAGGTTGTCAAGGTCAAGCGCCAGATCAGGGAACTGATCGACAGGCTTGATGTGGTGTACGGTTGTTGCGAAGCGTGTGCAATTACTTGAAATGCGTAGCTGGCACAGGTAATTGTCGCGCTCGAGGGCTACTACCCTAAGATGCCGCCATTCCCTACGCACATAGAACCCTTGTCTTTTCAGGTCTGTTTTTTTTGCCGTTTCTTATACCCCCCCTACATCTCGGTTATTATTTCTGCCGTACTGTATGTTTTTTTGTCCCGGGTCATCATTTCAAGAAAATCGTCGCGGCTGAAATCAGATAGGCGGAATACCTCTTCGGGTTTCATGCCCAACTGTTTTCCTATCTCCTTTACGCTTTTGCCCTCGCCAAGCAGGCGCTTTACTATCGCTTTCATCGGGTCGAGCAGGTGAGTGCCGCGCGCACGGTTGTGGGTTACGGTTCCGTATACATCTTCGTTTGGGTCATCGTGAGCTACCGTTACTACTGGCACCCTGCCATTTAATTTGCGGATGAGCGGTTCCCGGCCGGATATGACCCAGCGGTGATACCCATCTATTATGGTATAATCCGGGCGCACCACTATAGGCAGCGTCCAGCCATTTGTGATTATGGACTGCATTAGCAGGCGTAGATTGTCCTCGGACACCTTGTTAGGGTTGTACCCATTAGGCTTGAGCAGGGTGCGGTCTACCCATTGCAACGACTGAAGCGGGGCAAATATATCAATCCTGCTCATTACCTGTCACCCCCGGTATCATTTTGCCCAACGCCACTAATATGTTTCTCCGTGGTACGGGAGCGAACAGCATACGATTTGTATATGCGAACATATATGGCTCGTAGGGAGCGGAGCTTGGGATCGCCGGCAATGAGCGCATCGTGCATTGCCCGGAAGTCGCGCTGCGTCATTATGCAGCAGGCCTTGATGTACAGCCGCCGATATTCTCCCGCAACCTTGCGGGTGGACGCGCTGCTGAAATGCCGCCCCGGCTCGATAAAGAGCATCTGCCGCACCAGCTCCTTGTAATCCTTTCCGGTATCGCCCTCCAGCGCCCGTCTATTATGTGTGCTTCGCTTGAACATTTCACTGTCCCAGTACATCATGGCAAGGTATGCGTTAGGCTCCCGCTTTTCTATCCGTGCCCACAGGTCGGGATCGGTTGCCGCGATATGACGCAGGCCGGCGCAACTGTCTGCGCCAAAGAAGTTGGATAGCCGCAGCCTGTTGCGTGCTGTTCCCGCCCGGTAAAGGTCAATATAAGCGTCGGGATAGTCGAGGCGATGCTCTTTTATGTATAGCCAAACATCACAGTCGTGCCAGTCATATATGGGGTAAATGGCGTTCTTGCCTGTGATGCCGTGCCTGGACAGGTTGAGCTTTGAGAAATATTTGGCCCTCTGTATGGATTCGGTTACGCGCACCCCTATTATCTGAATACCGTCTTTTGTGATTTTTTCGCAGAAGGATTGGAAATTCATCTGCCCGGGATACTTCACATACGGGCTGCGGAGTATCGCAAACGGCGGCGGTTTTCGTACCCACTGCTCTTCTTTGTCCGGTTCCCATGTTATCCAGCTCTCGTCATTCTGGAGCTGGTGGAAAGCAGAGACCTGCTTGAGCGGCAGGCAGTACCAACGGAATTCAACTCCGGCGTCGGTGAACCGCTTGTGCCAGCGCAGGGCCATGGCTTCCATGCTGTCATAGATGGCCTCCTCATCGATGAATATAACCGTGAGCTGCTTTGGGTTCACCGTACCGGCCCGTATTTTGTCGTATATGAGGCTTGCTAAGCAAAGTGAATCTTTACCCGCGGAGAAGGAGAAATACACCTTAACGCCGTTTGCAAACACATTGTCGAGCCTTTTGCTGGCGGCATCCACTACGGTCATGTTGCCATGTATGTGCTTCATAGCCATATCTTTTCTCCACACTTCGGGCAGAGCATGAATCGCTGCGGCAGATCCGGTTGGTCAGCGAGAGCGGACACGGTTTCTTCAGGGATAGCGGGAGAATCATTCCCGGCAATGGAGTGGGGAGCTTCGCTTTGTGTCGGTATTATCCGCTCCGCAGCATCGGCAAAGCTCTGATCTTCTTTTGCATACCGTTCGCCTGCCCTCTCCATCTCCTGCTTTGTATCGTCAGATATGATCCCGTAGCCGCCCATCAGGGTATCGGCGGCGCCAACGTCTATCACCAGCGTTTCTAACAGATCTGCGTCATACCCCGGAATGTCGAAATCGTGGTCAAGCTCAAGTATTATTTCCTCAAAAGCTTGTAGATCATCGACTCCTAAGTTGAATATGCGGTTATCTGCAAGCATCAGCTTTTTCTTCCCGGCCTCGGTGAGCCCGGCCGCAACGTAACAATCGGCTTCGGTGCGGCCTAACGCCTCCAACGCCATGAATAGGCCGTTGCCTGCAAGTATAACGTTATCCTCATCTATGACGATGGGACGTATCTGCCCGAACATTTGAACCGACCGCTTAAATTCTTCAATCTGTTTGATAGAATGGTTGCGGACGTTTTTTTTCGGGCGACGCAGCTCCGATAGCTTTTTCTTTATTACCTTCATGCCGTCACCGCCCTTCGTAAAGATGCCAGGCTATGGCGGCGGTTATGCCCGCAAGTACGATGTACACCCTTATGACTCCCATAAGCGTCCATACTCCCATCACTCCCATGGCCATGACCATAGGCCACAACGCTATTGATGCGGCGTTTAGGGTAAGGCCAAGCGGACGGCCGAAGGATACGTATATGCTGTACTGGAACGATGATAGGGATGATACGGCAATGAGCGTTATCAGCACCGCCTTTGCTATACTGAGAACCGGGCCGAAGCTCGTGAGGGAGAGTATGGCG